GCGATGTCGCGGATGTGAGAAGTCATTTCTCTTTCCTTTTTTTCCTAAAGGGTTAGGGGTGAGCGACGATTAGTAGTCGACGCCTTCAGAGACCGCGACCGCAAAGTCGTGGCGCACCGCGAAGTCGTGGCGAGCCGTAATTTGCAGAAGCACCTCACCACGCGACCAGGCCGAAACGAGTGTCCCGGAGCTGTCAAGGTAGGCAGCCTCCGTCGACATATCGACCATGAGCCCCGACATTTCCCCGATGATGCAGTCGTCCATATTGACGAAATAGATTTCCGTCTCAGCACCACTGCCCAAGTTGATGGGGATATTGTTCGTCACGGCCACTCGGTAGCCCGACAAGGTGGGGTTCGCTTCCCGGATTTCGGGATAGATGAGGTTGCCATTTGTGTCGCGCAACTTCCGCAAGTTTGAGAACGTGCGGAATGTCATCAGGAAGGCACAGGCCGGCCCGATGTCGACGTTGTTATTGCCAAGGCCCTGCACGAGCGTTTCGATATCAGTTTCGATATCGGTCGGATCGTTCGGGCTCGAAGCATTGGAGGTGAAGCGGTTTGCCGCGTTGCCCCAGTGATACATCCCCTTCGGGCTGAACTGAGTGCCGTCACCACGAATGAACGCGGTGTCTTCGGTGTTCGCCAGCGCCCGCACGGTATCGCGGGTCACCACTTCGTCCACCTGGCTTGAGTTCACCATCAGGAGTTCCTTCGACATGGGCACGTCCGCAATCAGCTTCTTGAAGCTCATGCGGATTTGCCCGAAGGTCGGCTCACTGGCGTTCTGCGCCACGGCTTCACCCGTGTAGCGAGCCGTCGCACCACCCGTCACGCGAGGCACAGACAATTGACCATCTGGCATCGGCATGATGCGCGGGCCAAGTGACCGCACAGCGGCACGAGCACGGAGCAATTCAATCACGTCAGCCGAGAAGGCTTCCGGGATCATGGCACCACCGCTGTCGAAGTCATTCGTGGCGAGTGACTTGGCAACGGCTTCGTTCCCAAACGTGGTTTTCGCAATGCGAGCGGCACGTTCAGGATCACCTTTGGAGGCCGCAAACGCACGAAGGAACTGGGAGGCGTTTTGGCCCTTAACCTTGGGCGTGGCATCTCCAACATCCTTCTGAAAATCAACAGACTTGAGCTTTTCCTCATAGTCCGTGACCTTCTTGTTATACGGCTCCATGGCAGCTTCAACGGCTTTGCCGACGGAGTCTTCGATGGCCTTGCTGGCCGCCTCGGACGCCACCCCGGCGATGTGCTTGTTGAGCTGTTCTTCGGTCATCTCGACCGTTTCGTTTTCCGACATTTCCTAGCCTTTCCAATGGTTAGGCCCCAATCGGAGGGGCGGGGTTTAATCCAAGCGGCCCGTAAGCTGGTTCATTTTTGTGCGGACTGCTTTGGACACTGCATCAGTGATAGAGGACCTAATGGCCTCGCTCACTGTCTCATCCAGCGCCTTCATTGACACTGAAACCGTTTTGGCCTTCGCAATACGAACCACCTTGATGGGGGTTTCATCTTGCTCCGGCGCTTCTTTGCCTTCGATCCCGTCGAGGCGGGAGCCGAGGGTATCAATCTGATCTTTGAGCGAGTTGAGGGCTGAGAGGATGCTGGTCGCATCGACCTTGACGCAGTTGTCGCCTTCTTTGTCATCGGCGCTCACGTCACGCGCTTCGTCGTCGTCATCATCGTCCGCGCCTTCGACACCTGCATCATCATCGTCCTCTGTTTGTTCCTCAAGCATCTGCTCGATTTCTTCTTCGGATTTGGGCTGTTGATTTTCAGGGGCGGCCTCGTGCCCGTGGTCTTCGGCCTCTTCGATGGTGACGGTTCCATCATCGTTGAGGGAGACCGCGTGAACGTGTTCGGGGTCACCCGCTGGCTCCGTCACCCCTGCGGTAGTGTCTTCATATTCGTGAACATGATTGTCGTCACCGGCCGCCTGGGTCTTGCGGATTTCTTTGGTCGCCGGGGCCGTGTCCTTGGACGTGTCTTGAGACATATCTTCGGAACTATCCTCGCCCTTCTGCGCCTTCACCTGTTCGATGTTTTTCTTGGCCAGGGCCTCTTGCTCCGAAGGGGTGAGCTTGTGAACCTTCGCGTCACCTTGCGCGGCGGCATAGGCCTTCCGAATGGTAATGATGGGCAGCGCGGTTTTCACTTCGCCATCCAGCACCCGCTCGGCCCACTGCACCATCGGCCCGGTGTCAATGCCCGCCGACTTGGCCCGTGCAAGGGCCTCGGGGTTTGAGGGCACAGGCACCACAGACCACTCCCACAATTCCTGCTCAAGGAAGTTGAGGCCCCATCCATCGGGGTCGTCGGCCAGGCGCTCATAATCGATGGGCATGAACCCGACACTTGCCGCGTTCAAAAAGCCCTCCTCAAGCATCTGCTCAACCATGCGGCCAAAGCCACCATCAATCTCAGGTGGGACGAACTCGGCATCGGCCACCAGGTTCCCGTTCTCAATGACGGTGCGAACCGACTTGCCAATGGGCGGCAAGCTGTAATCGTGCGCCCACAGAATGACCGGGTTCTTGCGGTAGTTATCGAGCACCCACCCGTCCGGTTGAATGGTGTCGCCGTCGCGGTCGAGGCCAGCCGTCGAAATGATGAACGACACTTGCTTGCGCCCGTTTGGGCCCTTCTTGACCGCAATCTTGGGCGTGAAGGCGCCGGTCGTGACAATGTGCGGGCCTGCGTTATCCGTCAGGAACTTGCCACCGCCCTCCTTGACGGAACTGCGGAAGCCGTCCATCGAAATCACGCGGGGCGCGGTCGGGGTTTGAAGGTTAGACATGGGGTTTCTCCCTTGGGTTAAGGCAACATCTCATCAAGGCGAACAAGCACGGCTTCGCGCTGCACCTCAAAAGCATTTTGCATCGCTTGGTTCATCTGCCGTTCAAACGGAGCCTTGTCCGCCTCGCGGCGCTGGTAAGCGAGGGTCTTTTCGTCCTCACCATTGAGCAAGTGTCGCACCTCGCCCAGTTCTTCAAAGACCGGCGAGACGAAGCACCGGCAATTGATATCCATTGAGGCCACACCGAAGGCGCCAGGGTAGGCCGCCGAATAGCCGCCCCACTGGAACAGCTCGACCGACGGAATGGGGTCTTGACCATCAAGGTCCCCGTGTGCCTCCCGAACATTGGTGTCGCGCATCGAGATCCATTCCTTGAACTCAATACCGCCCTGCCTGAAGGACTGAAAGGTGCCAAAGTTAGCGGCGCGGTTGATCTCCGTGGCCGCAATGGTGCGGGCGCGTCCAACGCTTGCCTCAGTGAAGGCCGCCTGAATACGCCCCACAATCTGAGACCGAACCTCGCCATTGGCAAAGCCCTCCGCCAGCGTCCGCGTCACCTCAAGGCGCGTTGTGTCGCCCATCAGCTTGGCGCGGTGCACCTGGAAGTCTGTGAAGTAGTCGGCGATCTCTTGGTTCTGCATATTGAACTCAATCTCGACGCCCATACTCCCGAAGCTTTCCTGCCCAAAGAACGCCACAGCGTCCGTGAGCGTGGGGATGCCCGCCTCCGCTATTGTGTCGTCCTTGATGGCTTGGGCGACCAGGGCCGCAAATTCTTCGGCCTGGGTGGCCTTATGCTGAACGCCGAAAGGGGAGCGGGCTTCCGATGCCCCGGCCTCCTGATCTTCTTCTTCCGGCTGTTCCATTGGCAATCCGCCAGGGCCAGCGGCGCCGGCCTCGGGTGCTTCCTCCGGCCATTGCCGCGGCACCACACTGAACGACATGGGGAACGACTGTCCACGCCCTTCGGGAAGGGGTGACAGCCCTACGCTCTCGCGGTGCTCATCCACATCGGCCATCCACGGGCGGTCCCGCAGGGCAGCCAGCCGACGATCAACGTCATCGGGCACCGGGTTATTGAAGTCGACACGCAGCCGCTCATCAAACTGTGGAGCAAGGCGCTGGTTCACCGTTTCGCGGATCATGATGCACCGGGGGAGGGTGATATACTTTGCCATCGTGTAGTCGGCCCCCTCAATGGTGGCCCGATTGCTGTTCTCAATGATGCCGAAGATTTCAGGCGGCACCCCCCAGGTCTGGTTGATGAAGTCCCGGCTCTGCCCGCGCATCTCAACGAATTGGTGGTCGCGCAAGCTGGTGCTGAGGGGCGTCACTTGCAATTCGCGGGAGCCGAAGAAGGCGCGACCCGCCTTGCCGGGGCCCTGAAACTTGTCATTCCAGGCTGCTTCCAGGCGGTCCATGCCCGGTTCATCGAGCGGCGCATCCTTTGTCCCCGTCACAATCAGGTCGGGGCGGGCATAGTTCCGAAGGAACTGACTTGCGTGGCGGGCGGCGTTCTCATCGAGCGTGAGTTCATCGTCAAGGGCCATCGCCA